GGAGCGTCCTGTGCTGGGCCCTTGGGGTGATCCGTTTCACAACGAGGAGCCTTTGGTGTGCGGCGTGGAGGATCCTGAGCCGTGCGAGTCGTGCCAGTAGGTGACTGATAGCTGTTGGCGGTACGGGAAGGGCGGCCCACGGTTGAAGCCTCATTCTTGGCGGGCGTATCAGACGCAGACGAGTTGGGATTGGGAGCGGTGCGTTCATTGCGGGCACATGCGTAATGTCTCGTCTCGGTGAGCTTCGCCAGGAGGCGGAGTGGCGCAAGTGTGTCCGCAGCGAGAAGTATTTCTTGGAGCATTACTGGTACATAGCGCATCCCGCTGAGGGGCGCATTCTGTTCAGGTTGCGGAAAGCTCAGGCGGAGGCTTTGGAGCATTGGGGTGAGCATCGTTATTCGTTGTCGTTGAAGGCCCGTCAGATCGGCTGGACGACGTTGGTGGCTGCTCACCAGTTTTGGTTGGCGTTTTTTCACGCTGATCAGAATGTGATCGATTTGTCTCGCACGGAACGCGAGTCGGTGTTGTTGTTGCGTAAATCGAAGTACGGGTTTGCCCACATGCCGAAATGGATGGTTGAGCGTGGGCCGAAGTCGCTGATCGAGCATCAGCAGAAGATGGGGTTCGGGAATGGCAGCCAGATTACTTCGATGCCTTCAGCATCCGATCCTGCTCGAGGTGAGTCGGCAACGCTGGTTGTGGTTGACGAATGGGCGTTCCTTCCGAACGCTGAGGAGGCGTGGGCTTCTATAGAGCCGGTCGCTGACGTTGGCGGTCGCATCATTGGCCTGTCGACCGCTAACGGGTCTGGCAACTTTTTTCACGAACTGTGGGTGGGTTCGACGACTGGAGCGAACAAGTTCGAATCGATGTTCTTTCCGTGGTCGGCGACTGAGGATCGGGGGCCGGCCTGGTATGCGGAGAAGAAACAGTCGATGCTTCCGTGGCAGCTCGCTCAGGAGTATCCGACGACACCTGAGGAGGCGTTCGTCAAGTCGGGTAACCCCGTGTTCGATTTGGATTTGTTGGAGGAGATGAAACGGCACGTCCGGTTCGGGGAGTCGGGGTATTTGCACAAGGTGTCGGCTAGGGCTGTGGAGTTCAGGCGATGAGTTTGGAGGTGTGGGCGCATCCGCATCCGCAGCATGGTTATGTGATGGGGGTGGACACGGCGGAGGGTTTGGGCCACGGGGATTATTCGTGCGCTCACGTTTTGGATTTGAACACTGGGGAGCTGGTAGCTTCGTGGCATGGGCATATTCCGCCTGACGCGTTGGCTGATGAGGTTTTGTCTCTGGGGCTTTGGTATCGGGATGCTCTTTGTTGTGTTGAGGCTAATAACCATGGTTTGACGACGATCACCCAGTTGCGCCAGTTGGGGTATCCGAACCTGTTCAGGCGCCGCTTGTTGAATCAGGCGACGACGAAGGTGTCGCAGGAGTTTGGTTGGAAGACGACTCGAACGTCGAAGCCGTTGATGATCGACGACCTGTCGATGGCGTTGCGGAACGGCGAGTTGACGATCTATGACCGGCACACGTTGGCTGAGTTGCGGACATTTGTCCGCAACGAGCGGGGGTCGATGTCGGGGTCGCCTTATGATGATCGGGTGATCGCTTTGGCTTTGGCGAATCAGATGCGTAAGTATGCGTATGCTCCTGAGTTCGTGCAGAAGGTCGACGATTACTGGACTGTGGACTGGTTTGCCCGTTTGGCTGACCGTTCTGGCGCTGTGGGTGACGATCTGCGGATCGGCGCCCCGACGGTGCGTGGGACACCGCATTTATCTAAGTAGGGATCCCTACAATCCGAAAGGTGCCTTTATGGCAGTGAAGAACTTCGTGTCGTTTACGAGCGGCACGGAAACCGTTGACGGCCCGAAGGGGCAGAACAACAAGATGGAACGTGGTGGTTCTGTCGTGGCTAACCCGATCTGGGAGCCGGCGGCTCCTAACTCGCCGAAGCAACGCTTCGGCGACCCGAAGTACGCCAATCAGACTGGCGGCTACGGTGAGATCTCGGTGCGTGACACGCCGGTCAACCAGCACGGCATCGTCGGCAAGGTTGAGCCTGCGAAGCCGCAGCCCGACCTGAAGGGCCACAACGCAGCTCCGCACACCAAGCGTCCGTAACTGTGGCGGTTCTGCCACCTGATGCGACGTTCGGCGATTTCGTTTCATACACGGAATCTGTTCGGGGGCCTTTGGAACCTGTGGTTCTCGAGGACCTCTGGGAGTGGCGTCAGAAGCTCTTGACGTTGCGCGTCGACACGAAGGTGGGTTTCCGCTCCCAGTTGCCTGCCGACGAGCAGCATCTGTCTCGCCGCGAGTTGGGAGACAAGCGGTATCGGGAGGCGAAGTCTCAGGGTCGCAATATCGAAAGGTTGCCTGATAAGGCGATGTTCTGATGCCTCGTAAGACTCGCAGTGAGACTCTGGATCAGTACCGGCAGCGCATTGATCGTGCGCGTCGTTGGCGCGACCAGGAGGGTCTCGATGAGACTTGGTGGCGGCTCAACGACTTGTACCGTGGGCGGCACTGGCCTCGGACTACGACGGCGCAGCGTGATCTGATCGCGGTGAATCTGTCGTTTTCGACGGTGAACGTGATCGCCCCGTCGGTGTCGGTCAACCATCCGAAGATCGTCGTTTCGGCTAACGAGTCTGAGAACAGCGACAGGGCGGCGTTCGTGGAAGCGGTGGTGAACCACATGTGGCGCCACCACGATTTCCGCACCCCGTTCCGTCGCGCTGTGAAGGACTTTCTGATTTTCGGCCACGGCTGGATCAAGGTGGGGTGGAAGTTCGTCGAGCAGGAAACGTCGCTGTCTGACGTGGAGCAGCAGGAAATGCTCGACCAGGCCATTTCTGAGGTGGATGCGTTCGCCGCGGAGGCGCCGGCTCTGGCCGGCGGTTTGCCCACCGATGATGAGATGGCCGCCAACGTGCCTCAGACGGCGATGATGGTCGTCGAGGATCAGCCGTTCGTGGAGCGGATCTCACCGTTCGACATTTACGTCGACCCCGAGGCCACCTGCATGGACGACTTGACTTGGATCGCTCAGAGGATCGTCCGCCCGTTGGAGGAGGCGCAGAACGATAAGCGTTACCGGCCGTCGGTGCGGAAGCAGTTGACGGCCGACGGTGGGGTGAACCCCATGTACGCCGCCCAGTATCTCGACAACAGGGAGTACCTGTTCGACGAGGAGCGGGTGACGATCTGGGAGTACTACGACATCCGTTCGAACACCATGTCGGTGTGGGGGGAGACAACCGACGAGTTTCTGGTCAACCCGCTGCCCATGCCGTATGCGTATGGGCAGCCGTTCGTGATGCTCCGCAACTATGACGTTCCCGATTTCTTCTATCCGATAGGCGACTTGGAGGCCATCGAGTCGTTGCAGCTTGAACTCGACAAGACCCGTTCGCAGTTGATGAACGACCGTAAGCGGTACGCCCGCAAGTATTTGTTCCATGAGAGGTCGTTTGGACCTGAGGGCCGTGAGGCTCTGGAGTCCGACGAGGATGGCCGCATGGTTCCTGTGGTGGATGAGAACAAGCCGCTGTCGGAGGTGGTCACTCCGATGCCGCAGGTGCCGATTTCGCCTGAGATTTACGCCTACAGCGAGATCATTGAGCAGGACATCAACACCGTGTCGGGGATCTCCGAGTACGCCAGGGGTGCGATGCCTGAGATTCGCCGCACGGCGACCGAAGCGTCGATCATCGCTGACGCTCAGAACGCCAGGGCGTCTGACAAGCTCGCCATCGTGGAACTATCAATAGCGATGATCGGCCGGCGGGTCATCCAGTTGCTGCAACAGTTTATGACCGGTGAGGCGACAGCCCGTGTGCCTAACGCCCCGAACGACCTGTTCGTGCCGTTCAACCGCGACGACATCGTCGGCGAGTACGACTACACCGTCGAGGCGGGTTCGACGCAGCCGTTGAACGACACGATCCGCAAACAGCAGGCCGTGTCGCTGCTCAACGCCATGGGTCCGCTTGTGGGCACTGTTATCAACCCGCAGGCTCTGGCCGCTCACGTTCTCAAAACCGGTTTCGACATCAAGGATCCCGAACGGTTCCTGATGCAACCCCAGGCTGGACCGCAGACGGGAGGCCCCGAAGGCCCACCCGTCGCTCCCGCTGGGGCGCCTCAGGGACCGACCAGGGCGCCGGCACCCCCCACGCCGCCCCCTGGGGCACCGCCAGAAGGGGCTTTCGCTCCGACTGGCGGGGTTCCTCCCGAGCTGCTTTTGCAGTTGAAGAACCAGATGGGACTTGAACTACCTGCGCTGTAACCCGCGATGTGGGACAGCGTGTTTATTGTAATAGGAGCAACCGTAATGGACTCCCCAGAAGGGACATGAAGTGCCCGACGAAAACATGGAAGCAACGGAACCCGCTTCGGCGGACAGCCCCGAGGTTTCATCAGAAGCAGGAACGGAACCTGCCGGTGACTACACCGTCAAGATCGACGGTGAAGAGCGGCAGGTCACCTTGACCGAACTTCAAGACGGTTACCAGCGTCAAGCGGATTACACCCGCAAGACGCAGGAACTGGCAGAAGAACGCCAGCGCCTACAGCAAGCCGAGGCGATTGCCTCGGCCTTGGAAACAGACCCATCAGGCACCATTGCGGCGCTTTCGTCAGCTTTCGGCGTGACGGACACCCTGCCGGCCACCGAACCGAACTATTCGGACGGGGTCGAGGAGGATCCGACGGCGAAGCGGCTAGTGCAGCTTGAGTCCCAGGTGGCGCAGCAGGCGCAGACGAACAGACAACAGGCTTTAGAGCGCGAAGTTTACAACTTGAAGAGGAAGTACGGCGATTTCGACGCGGCGGAGCTGTTTCGACATGCTCTGACGAATCGGATTCCCAACCTGGACGCTGCTTTCACGCACATGAAGTACGGGGAAGTGGCCGACACGGCTGAGAAGCTCCAGAAGGACCAGGAGATCACCGACGCGAAACGCGACGCCACGAAGGTGGCGAGCGGCAGCGGCACCCAAGCGGGGGCCGTCGTGTCGGAGGGTGGTTCCGAGGGGAAGCCGTCTTCGCTTAGGGAAGCCTTCGCTCTCGCTAAAAAACAACACGGCACCTAACAAACCCTTAGGGGGGTGAGAAGCTTATGGCTGGCAACAGCTCTTTTGATGAGATTCTTACCACCACGCTACGGAACTACGTCCCCAAGCTGACAGATAACATCTTCAGCGCAAGGCCGCTGTTCTACGCTTTGACGAACGGGCAGACCATTCGTCGGATCAGTGGTGGTGCGAAGATCGTCGTCCCGATCATTTACGGGACCAACTCGACCGCTGGTTCATACAGTGGCACGGATACTATTGACGTTACGGCTCAGACGGGCATCAGCGCGGCTGAGTACGACTGGGGACAGTATGCGGCCACGGTGACCATTTCGGGCATCGAGGAAGCAAAAAACAACGGTGAAGCTCAGATCATCGACCTGCTGGAAGGCAAGATTTTCCAGACGCAGGAAACCATCATCGAGAACATGAACACCATGTTCTGGGCTGACGGGTCGGGCAACAGCAGCAAGGACTGGAACGGTCTAGGCAACATTGTCGGGGCCGTCGGTCAATCCCTTGGTGGAATCGACCCTGCTGGCTCAGGCAACTCCTGGTGGGCGTCCACCGAAGTCAATCAGAACGGTGCAATCACTGTAGCCAGCATGGCTAACATTTATAACACCATTTCGGTTGGTAACGACCAGCCGACGATTGGCATCACCACGCAGACTTTGTACGAGAAGTACGAGGCACTCTTGGAGAGCCAGATTCGGTACACGGATACCGATATGGCTGACGGCGGGTTCCAGAACCTGCTGTTCAAGGGCTGTCCCGTGACCTTCGATGACGCGTGTTCCTCAGGTCAGTTCCTGTTCCTGAACACCAAATACCTGCAGTTGGTCGCTCATAGCGATGTCTGGTTCAAGCCGACACCGTTCGTGCGTCCGACCAATCAGGACGCTGTGTACTCACAGTTGCTCTGCTACGGGCAGCTCACATGCAGCAACCGTGCACGACAGGGCTTCATGTACGGAGCTACCTGATCCTGATGGGACGAGGATTCGCTTACGCTCACAAGGTTGGCTCACGCCCATACGGGCAGCCCGCTGGCGACAACTTTCGGGATTCGACACCACGGCCCCAAACCGTGGGCTTCTCCCGCAACGTCCAGCAAGTCAATCCGATAAGCAGCGAACCCGTTGTCCCAGAATCGGTCAAGTGCAGCTCTCTGACCCGCGACGGGGCGCCCTGCAAGGGGCGTCCCGTCGGGGACGGAGACCTGTGCGTCTTCCATTTGCCTAAGGAGTAGACGTGGACATTTCGACCATGCGGTCGTATGTCCGCTCAGTGGTCGACATCGACTCGACGGACATTTCCGACGATGTGATGAACCGCTTCCTGGGTGAAGCCTACGACGTGATCGTCTACTCGGAGAAACGCTGGCCGTTTTTCGAGGTGTCTTCCACGTTCAACACGGTCAAAGATCAGAAGGACTACACGCTCGCCGTTGTGGGAGCGTCGGTCACCAACGGGTTGCGTGAAATAGCGTCGCTGAGGACCGACAACCACGTTCTCGAATACATCGGCCGTGATGACGGCGATGTGATCTACCCGTTGGATAGCAATACCAGTGGTAAGCCGTGGTATTGGTCGTACTGGGCCACCTCGGTGCGCCTCTACCCGACACCGTCATCGGCGGACACCGTCTACGTTCGGGGTTATGAGGATCCTGCCGCTTTCGGTGCGGGATCGTCGGA